CTGTCTGTCTGTCTGTCTGTCTGTCTGTCTGTCTGTCTGTCTGTCTGTCTGTCAAGAGTTTATTCCGTCTCTCTAATTCTCGCAAGTATTTTCTAGCACCTTGGACACAGTTTGATACTTCTTTGCTGATGAACGGATAACCATACTTCTGGATCACTTCCTTGAATGTCAGTTCAGGCTTCAGCCATTCCACATTATCGAACGTCTTCACGAAATCTCTGATCTCTGGATATTCGAGTCCGGTATCGAAGAACACAGCAGGAATCCGAGTATATCCGCATCTGTTCCGCACGATATCGAGAAGGACAGTCGAGTCTTTGCCTCCGGAAAATGCGACGTATACTCCGTCTTCTCCATACTCTCTCACCCATTCCCTGATGCGCTGTTCCGTCATCCGGATCTTAATCGAAAGAGGCAGAGCCTGCATCTGCCTCAGATCGTCCATCGTGTGTACCGCCATGATTAGTCCTCCTTAGTTAGATTTCGCATAACTGCTCGAATCCGTCATCCTCCATATAGAACATATTACCATTCTTAGTGACAGTCTCTCCGTCTTCCAGAGCATTCATCTCCTCTTCGGTAAAATGACCAATGCTCAGGAAGTACGACTTCTTCTCGCTCCATCCGTTTACAATGTATCTCATCATGATCCTGTCCTCCTTCTGTGTGGTGAGAGATCCTTCGGGATCTCTCACATGATCTCCGTATATTTTCTTCCTTCTGCGATTACGAGCCTCGTTTCTTTTTCAGGATTCCTTGCTTTATAGGCTTCGAGATCGGCTCTTGCTTCGTCAAGATTTGTGTAAGATTCTTTACAATATCTTGAGTAGTTTCCTGCGTTGCACCATCTTGTGCATTTCCATTGAATTTGATATTTCATTTTCATGTCCTCCTGCTCTCTTTATGGCTCTATTATAGTCCCTACAATGTCCGAATACAAGAGAAAAATACTATTTGTAACATAACTGTAATAAAAAGAGATCCCCGAAGGGATCTCAATACTTGCAGATATTAAGGAGAGCATGAATAAACCGCTCTGCAAGCCTATTTATACCGCTTATGCAGGATCTTCTGCCATGTGGCATCATCGCAGATACCGTTGACCGGAAGACCATTATCAGCCTTGAAGAGATTCAGGACGTAGATGCTCCTTCCTCCCATACTGCCATCGACCACGAGAGGCTTTCTGTCCTGATCCTTGTATCCGAGATCGTTCATGCACATCTGGAAGAGAGTGACTTCATCCTTTTTATCGCCCTTCTTCAGCGTAGGCATGGAGATCGATCCGGAAGGAGCAGGAGTCGGAGATGGGACAGGATCTTTGACATACTCGATGACCGAGAGCCTTCCCCACTTCACAAATGGACGATCTGCGAGGCGAGTACGAACTGTGCCATAGGAGTGACCTCGTTCTTCGATCACATAGCCATTTTTATCGTAGATTCCGACATGACCATCCTTCCAGACGATGATGCCTTTCTCCTCCGGTATCGTCTTGATGTCTCCTGTCTCCGAGCAGTGCTGAATCATCATATTCGCTGACCAGTCATACTGGCTGTTATAGACCGAAGGCTTCAGAGGATCTGTCACGATGCCATTTCCATCGATACAGGGACTCATGAGATATCCCTTGATGAGACCTGCACAGTCTGCGACCTTCATTCCGTATTGCGAGGTGAACGATTCCTTCGACCACTTGGTGTATTGGGAGGGATACTGCCTCTTTTTCGCTTCGTAGAGAGCCTCTGTCGCAGTCTGCCCATACGTCCCATACCAATACGGAGAATGGTATTCGAGCATCGCTCTGGCATAGGCGATGAGTCCTTTATTCGTGTATTTAGCCATATCATACCTTCCTTGATACTGTTGATTTCTCTAGGATCGCCATCCGATCCGAGAGAATCCTGATCTGTTCTTCAACCACAGGCATTCTGCGAGCAAAATTGTTATGCTCCCTGACCTCTCTGGTCAGTTCAGAGATGCGCTCATTCATGACAGCCTGACTCTTCTCATACTCAGCCTGAGTCTTACGAGATGAGGCGAAGACCGAGAGACCTACTCCGATCAGAGAGAGACCACCTGTGATCAGTGCTACTATGATCGATTCAAGCATCTTTGCCTTCCTCCTCTGTCTTTCCGTCATGGATCTTCTTAGCGACCACTACAAGACCGCCGATCATGGTGTCTGTGGCAGTCAGGATCGCCGTGATCGTCTCTGCATAAGGTACACCACAGACATTCACTATGGATGCGATCCAAGCGAAGATCGGCACGATTATCAGTGCAATATTTTTCAAAGTATCATACGTTTTGTCCTTCTTAAACATGTTCCACATCCTCCTTCATCTTCATTATATCACGATGTCTGCTCCATAAGAGTATAGACGATTCGCATCGTCTGCGAAGTCGATTTATCACGAGCCTCAGCGAGATTCACAACGCTACTCTTGAACATCTGGCAGAGAACGTTGCTCTGACCACTCCACTGAGAAGAGGACGTTCCGTAAGTCTGTTTCGCATGACCATACACAGATGCTCCCTTCCTTACGAGCCAGAGCCAGTGAGCATAGCCGAGATATGTGGATGCCCCTCCGATGCCTTTTACATGTCTGATCGGATATGTCTTCGTTCCATTGATCAGATAGTTCGAGCCGAGGACGAGACCTGTATTGATCGCCAGAGGACTCATGAACTGCCATCCACTAGTTGTCTCAGAGATCTGACCGTTCTCGATCGTCAATTCGCCATCAAGGACGATCGAATCCACAGTATCCGAGATGTTCAGTTTCAGGAATTGAGTCCTCGTGCTATTCGGATAGTAGAGATATGTGCCATCGTATCCGAAGATCCGCATCGCTACATTCTTACCGCCTTCGATGTTGCCTGTCCACAACGACATGCCGGAGAACGTACAGTCTGCCTGAGTCACAGCGAATGTAGTCTTGTTGACCTTATCGATCTGCATGGATGTGGCAGATGTGGCTCGTGCGATATAGTAGTAGTCATCATCATCGAAGATGAATCTGTTCGCTCCGGATCTGATCGTAGCAGTACGGACTGCGACATCCTGCCAGTCATCCACTCCTCTCATGATACCGAAGGCGAAATAGTCATGTCGGATCGTGTACTCCTTAAACGTATTGCCATCGATCCAGAGAGACCACGATATCTTACCATCGTCCGAGATATTGAATGGATACTTCTTGTTGATCTCCTCATTGAATGAGGAATTACTATCCGAGTCATAGCCGAAGACAGAAAGCGGATTAAATTCGTCGTCATATGGCTTTATACCCATGTTGCCGAGAACAGAAGGCACAAGACTACAAGACTCGATATGTCCGTTTCCCTGTGTGTTGTCCCACAGCCAAGACATTGAGATCGAGTTATCGGACTCGATCCATTCGTTGCTGACCGGAGATCCTCGCAGAGTAGATCCTGTATTATTCGCCTGATCTCCTGCATGGGCGACAAGAGGATTCACGATATCGCTCTCTAACTGCCAGTTATCCGCATTCTCGGTCTGCTGATTTTGGAATGCGAAAACTCCCGAATAGAGCGATTTCAGAGGCAGGAGAGCATCGTATCGGGCGAGTCCCGAATAGTTATGATCGAAGATGATCTGGACAGCCTTCGTGACCAGATTATCCGACTCCGTGACGATCTTCTTTCCGTCCCTGATGTCCTCCAGTTCGAGTCGGATATGTCCCTTCATCGGAAGGATCTCGCCTCTGCACTGGCAGTCTCGTACCTTATCCCTCAATGTCATTCTGCTCATTCTCTTCTACCTCCTCTGTGTTTTCATTTACTTCTTCGCTCGGCATCATGCTCAACAGGCTCGGAGTTGATGCCTCCGATACAAATGCAATACCAGTATATAACTGGAAATAGCAGTTAGAATGGGCATTGTCAAATCCGACAATAAAAGTAACCTCGTCCCCTGCCTCTACAGAAATATCTGGAATGGTAATGCTAGTAGTTGTATTCGCCTCCATATACTGTTTCACGACAGAAACATCATTCTTTTTAATCTCAATAAATCCTTCGCCCTTGCCAGTGTCTGTTCGGCATGTGGAGTCAGAAGCAAAGACATACTTACCATCGCTTGGTGCTGTTTCTGTTCGAACAGTTCTTTCAACGTCTGTTCCAGTTACTCCGCTCAATGTTAAGAAGGCATTCGGACTATTCAGAGGAGTGACCAATGGCTCTTGACTCGGTATATTGACCACGACCGCATCATAGCCATCTACTCCATCATCACTCGCAGAGTATGTGCCATTAGCTGTGATGCTCTTGCTGATGAGAGTAGGTACAACAGGAGTGATCGTTCCGCTTGATCTGTATTCGATGCTCATCGTGCCATCTTCTGAATAGAAGACGTTATCGCCAAGCATGGTGTTGATATCCTGTGCATCGAATGTGAAATCTTCCTCTGTTGCCTCATTCACTCTATATACAAGATGGGCATTATATTCTTGTAAAAATGCCTTAAATTCTGCACTTGTCTTGTCTGCATAATCCGCTTTTTTGATGAAGATTCTATATCCGTTATATGCCGTATTATAATAACAGTTAATCTCCCCATCAGCAGGAGCGGACTGAACAGCATTGAATTTATCACAGATATAATCGCCATATCTGGATATACCGCCTGTCGATGGATACCATATATCTGTCACTTGCTGACAGTAAAAATCCCCTTCGTTTCCGCTTTTAATCCATGTGTAATCGCCGAGGTTGATCTTTTTATAACTGCCTTTTCCTTCGCCTGTTGCAAGATCCGCACGACCGCCGTGAATCGTGCGCTCAAAGTCTGCGGAGTATGTCTTCGGAGCGACATATTCTTTGTAGGTGGATGCTGTCGATCCGAATTCTAATTGAATAGTTCCATATTCTGTTAAATCCGTCGGCACTTGATAACTTGCGCTTCGTGTGCCAATAGCAAGACGGATAAAATCACAAGCAGAAAAATCGACAGTCTTTGAAGCATTGACAGAAGTATTCGTATATACAGATAAAATGCCGTTTGTATATCCAAAAATTAAGATATTCCAAAAGTAATCTGTATCATTCGATACAGAAGAAATAGTAAAGTTTGTCCCGCCTATATCAATACCGATATACGCATAGCGTGTACTTGCCGTTATTGTTTCAATACTTGCCCCTATTGTCGTTGATGGTAAACCCCTAGTAAAATTCGTACCATCTACAAGGTTTTTCCCTGTCTGCACGGCAGAAGTGCCAGTATATCCATCGAGCGAGGCAGGAAGATAGACAATAGCATGAAGCATCGGCACATCATCCGATCCGTTGTCGATCTTGCAATAGTCAGATTCCAAGACTCCACCTACTTCGAGCATGCCCATGAGATTTATTCTCTTCGGATAATCTGCAGGGTCAATGAGCGCAGAAGAGCCTTCCTTCTTGCGGATGATATTGGATGTACCGATGAGAGTTGTGTCATGAATTGCATAATCTGCCATCAGAAACCACTCCCTTCAGCCTGTGGCAGAGATGCTCCGCCTGTAGCCACTGGCATCCAAGATCCTGCGATCTTTACATACATACCGAGGATGACCGGATTATCCTGATCGTCAGTTCCGGTCTTGAAATAGATATCGCCATTCTTACCACCGGAAGGATCTACTGTTCCTGCCGTGATCTCCTCGACAGACTGGAATCCTGCATTGATTCTTCCTTCCAGATCCTCCATGGTTTGCTTGTCAAAAACGTCTCCGGATTCTCGGATCTGACCGAAGTTATTCTGGATCGTCACCACTTCGGAAGACAGATCCGACTTCAGCAGAGTATATCTGGTCGGATACTCTGCATCCAGATCCTTCCATACCTTACTAACGAATGTTGCCATCAGCCTTTCCTCCTCTTATAGCTTTCCTTCAGGAGTATATCATGGAGATCCTCGAATGAGTATCGTTTGTCTCCGTCCCATTCATCGATGACTTCGCCATACTTCAAGAGCCAGACATGGAGAGTCGATACGTCCTGCTCGACTCTCCAGATGCCCTGTGATACTGCCAATGTCTTCTCCATGCCTCGTCTCATCCTCAGATCGTGATCGGAGCGAACATACGACCATTTCCGGCTCTGTGTCCTGCTCCACATCGGAGATACTGTTCTCCGTACTCCAATTCTACTGTAATTGTATCAGATATCTCATATATCTGCATCTCCGAAGTGATTCTGCCGACATACTCATTGATCGATGCAGATACAGGAAGACGAACATCGACCGAGATGCCATCCGTGATACCATACAGAGCCAGTTTCGACTCGACATAATCCACAGTATCGGAGATCGTAATGATACCATCCCACGGCTCTTCTGTTTCGAGTCCCTGTGCGAAGATGTAGGATCTGATGGAGTCCTGAGCGATCGTGATCGTAGGAGCGAGGACTCCTGCTATCCATGGCTCTGTCTTCGCCTTTAACTGGAGCAGTACGATTCTATTCGGATCATAATGCAGATGGTTCACGAGAGTGATCAGGTTATATCCGGTATGCACACGAGCCTTGACCACATCGCCTTCCTCACCTGCATCCCAATACGATATCTCGATGACTCCATCGTTATCCGCATATACAGGGATCTCTGCTCCGAATATCGCTGTCAGATCCTTGTTCGTAGCGAAGCGCAGACTCACGATGTCTTCGAGTCCGTCATCCGTGACAGTGATCGGATTACCATTGACATAAGTCGCTGTGACGATCTGCGAAGCCTTGGCGATGGCATCCTGCTCGACCTTGTTCTTCTTCTCTGCCGTAGAGACAGCCTTATCCTTCGGGTTTCCGCCTTCTGACATGATAGTAGATTCAGATCTCCAAGCGAATGTGACGGATGTCAGGAGGATATTCCTGTCGTATCCGTACCGATCCTTTGTGACGATCATATCACCTGCCTCGATGCTCGGATCAGAGACCATATTGATCTCACACGGATAGTATTCGATGCCTCGCAGGAGGTTGAAGATATTCGTCAGGATCTGTGTCTTCACTCGGTCTGTATCGTTGATGATCGGAATGTCGCCCAGATCGACCACAATGCCTTCTGTATGCTCATCAACGATCTGATATGGATAGAAGTTCTGATCGGCGAGGAAACGGCATTTAACACCCGATATGACCGTTTTGTATCCTGCGAATGTCGAAGACGTTCTTCTGTGCCTCGGAAGTTCCATATCAGGTACAGTGTGAAACTGTCTGACGGACAGCCTTCCGGATCTGTCGATGATGCAGTATCCGCCGAGTACGATGGAAACATACGAGAGCGCATCTCGGTATGTTAGGACTCGCTCCGGATCGATGACCAGAGTCTGTGTAGAGTTGATCATCTGAGCGACCTGCGATGCCGAGACTCCTAACTCCACTCCGCATCTGTTACAGATGAAGGAAAGTACATTGAATGGAGTGCCGGAGAATCGAGACTCGATATTCTTATCGAAATCGGTCATCGAATCCTTGCAGTTATACGATGTGATCATACTCGCCACAGTCGGAGACGAGCATCGGAAGACTCCGAGAGGGATTTCCTGCTCGGAGTTTCCGACCTTGTAAAAGCCTGTCATGATGATCGTTACGGACTGTCCTTCGATCTCAGGAATGACAGAGATAAAAGACGAGAAGGACATCTCCGAGGCATAGCATGTACCGAGATTAAAATCCCTGTTATTCGCCGATCGCCAGTTAATGTTGAGAGATCCCTTGACCAGATCCTTATCTTCGAGATCATACGAGTCCTCGCCATTGATGATCTGGATTCTGATACGATTCCTGAGTCTTCTTCCGGTCATCATCTGGATATAGTCATTCGATACAGTAATCATTCCTCGATATCTCCTATCTCCTCGAAGTTAAAACCATATGACCAAGCATTCGCTCCTGCATCATGAATGATCTTACTCGCCTCGGCAGGAGTGATCAAGGCGAGGAAGGATCTCGGAGATCCTGTCCTCGGATTATAGATCGTCATCTCAGAGACCAGATCAATGGATGCCTCGATCGCCTGAAGCTGACTCTGAAGAAGACCAGAAAAAGACACAGTGCCTCGGATCTTACCTTCCGAGTCGATCTCCTCGATGACCTTGCCTCCGCCTTCGGTCTCATACTCATTATACTTGTACTCCTTGCCCACTGATACCGAGCCTTTTCCAAGTTCGACATCAGGGAGTTTCGTTCCGTTGATCTCTAGGAGATCATAATATACTCGCTCAGACATTCACTTGACCTCCACTTCTCGTAGTGATATTCCGCTTCGCATCGATGAATATTTCCTCAAGGACTCGTCCTCCGACCACAAGCTGAATGATCTCTGGCTTCTGGCTGTTCGCACGAGCGAGATCGATCAGACGTTCTGTGGACTTGTCGATTTTCTGTGGTTTTGGAGTATCGACCATCATGGAGTCGATCTCGACAGCACCATAATCTACCTCATCCATAGCATCCTGAATCTTCTTCGTTGCTTCAGGAGTCTCATCCTCGATACCTTCTGCATATCCTGCCATTACCATCTCGCCGAGCCATTTCATCTTACGGCTAGGACTGTTTACATCGAAGCCTTTCTTCTGACCTTCGTAGTAGGCATCTGCATTCTTCTCGCCTGCATTCTTCCATGCAGATGTGTCGATCGCACCGATCGCATCTAACTGACTCTCGGTGAATTCCTTCGCCTCATCGTCAGACATTGTTCTCGATTTGCCCCAGTGTGCAGGGTTGATATACCATGTCAGATCGTCCCATTTCGATTTGATACCATCGATGATATCCTGAATGAATCCTGCACCTTTTTTGAACAGATCGCCTACTCCGTCCTTGATGCCGTTCCAGATTTTAGATCCGAATCCTGTTACTGTTTCTTTGATGGTGTCCCAAGCACCGGTTATACCATCGCCGATCGCTCCGAATACTGACTTCGCTCCTTCGAGGATATCATTCCACCATCCGGCGATACCATCAATACTGATGATATTACCAATGAGATCGCCAAGTTTTCCGGTGATATAATCCCATGCCTTCATTACACCATCGCCGATCGCCTTGAACATGTCCCAAGCACCCTGAAGGATCAGAGGAATGCCATCCGTGACGAGGAATGTGGCGACATTAGAGATTACAGTAAGGACTGTACCGAGGAGCATAGGGAGATTCTCCAAGATGCCCTGAGCCAGAGCGATGATGATCTGGATACCGCATTCGAGCAATTGGCTCAGAGTCTCCGGATTCGTCAGTTCCTTGACAATGACATCGACCAGTTCGAAGATCGCTCCGATGACCTCACTCGCATTCTCGATGAATCCCTTCGCCAAGGATTTGACCAGTTCAAGAGCGACCTTGATCATCATCGGAAGGAGTTTTGGTGTCAACTTGAGTATAATCTGTCCTACAGCCATCAGGATCTTCTGGAGACCGCTCGTGATCTTATCGATATTCTTTTCGATCGCCTCGATTATCTTCGGGAGTGCTGAAACGATGGCATCTGCCAAGCCTACGACCGCATCTATCAAGACAGGGATCGCCTGTTCGAGTATAGATGGGAGTTGACTGGCGATAGCCTCGAATGCCTGTGGGAGAGCCGAGATCAATGAAGTCAGGATCGATCCTGCTGTCTGAATGACCTTCGGCAGTTTCTCGTTCAGTTTCTGAGCGAAAGACTCGATGCCTTCCTTGATCTTGCCGATACCACTCTCGTCTCCGGAGAAGAGAGCAGAGAGTCCATCCATGACTGTGGAAAGACTCGGCAGGAATTCGCCCATCAGGTTGTTCTTCGCTCCGGTCAGTGCCGTCTTCAGGTTCTGTAAACTGTCCTGATACTGCGCTCCTGCCTTGACCGCATCCTCTGACATGACTCCTCCGAGATCGTGTACCTGCTTCTTCATGTTTTCCACATCATCAGCAGAAGAATTCAGCAGAGGCATGAATTCCTGATACGACTTTCCGAAAAGTTCCTGTGCCAGTTCTGCCTTCTTGGTCTCGTCCGTGACTCCCTGAAGAGCCTTGATGGATGCCTCCCATTTCTCTTCTGAGGACATATTCTGCATGGCTTCAGCATTGAGACCAAGTTCCTTGAATGCCTCGGAATTCGAGTCGAGAGCCTTGTCCAGTTTTATCATCGCTCCCTTGACGGACTCGATACTCGATCCGTTATGTTGCATAATGAAATCCCACTCTTGGAAGGCATCAGTCGTGAATCCCATTTTCTGCGAGAGTTTATCGATATTGTCAGCGTAGGAGGCTGTCTCTCCTGCATTCTTGATGAGTGCTGTTGTCGCTCCTCCGATCGCCGTACCGATGGCAGTAAATGCTCCTACTCCCACCTTGGCGATCGTCTTCGCTCCGGATGCGATGGAAGATCCAAGCGAAGAGAAGGACTTCTTCGAGGATTCGACATTCTTCTCGTAATCCTGTGAGTCGAGAGATATTTTTGCGACCAGATCCATTACGTTCATAGTCTTATTCTCCTCTCAATTTATCCAATAAACGATTAGTGATCCGATCCGCTTCTTCTTCGTTATTCTTCTGGTTTTCCTCAGCGTGAGCCTCAGCCTTCGCCTCCTCCAGAAGATCGCTGAATCTCTTTTTATAGGTCAGGGTTTTTGTAACTAAAGCGAACAGACCATCCGCTATATAGTTCTTCCATGCCTTTTCCTCGTCCATTATGCGAAAAGCGGACATGCAATAGTCCATCACATATCCGCTTCCACATAATTCGAGCATATCCAGATTTATGCCTTGGACACAATTGAAATATCGGTCTGCCCCAAATGTGCCACAGAAGCGAAAAAACGGATCACGTTCCTTGATTCCAACATGTCCGAGAGGCTTCCTAGATAGTCATCGATGGTATAGTCATCGACGTTCTCCGGCTCAACGAAGCACGAGAGAGCGATCACAGCGAGAGTCTCGTCAAACTTCTTGTCGAGCATGATGTCAAGGATGTCCATGAAATTCTTCATCATCTGTTCCTTCTGTGCCTTCTGGTTACGAAGGAAGACCTCGCCCTGCTCTTCTTTGGTCATCGTATTGAGGATCGCTTCCTTCTTCGGAAGTCTCTTCCGGATCTCTGCGATGTCTTCAGATGTGAGCCACTTCTCGACCAGTCTCTTGATCCTGAGAGTCTGCTTCAGGAATTCACTCGGTTTACATGTTGCTAGATTTTTCATTGTTTGCTCTCCTTTTCATTGTGAGATCAGGCTTCTGATCTCTCATAATATGTCTTGTTCGAATCTACTTCCTCATCCTGTGTCAGAATGTAACGATCTCCATTCAGGACATACCATCCTTCTTCCTTCGGATTCTCTGTGCCGACCGGAGTGACCGCAGTATATGTATATTCTGTCGGAGCATCATCGGACTTCTCCAAGAAGTAGAAATCCATCGGTACAGATTCAGGATCGTTCGCCGATGTATGACCTGTCATAGTGAAGTTCGTCTGACCTTTACCATTCTTCGATGTACTGAATGCCAGACCTGCTGTGTTCAGAGCATCCTTGACCTTTACTGCAAAGAGTTTAGTCGGATCAGCCATGTCAAACAAACCCCAGATATCTTTGAAATCATCCAGATCATACTGATACTTCGGAGTAATTCCGAGTCCGTCTGCTGTCGGCTTGGAAGATCCAAGATACATCGCCATAGCAGACTGATCGAAGTTCAGAGCAGTACCGCCGATGGATGCATCCCATCCGGTCGTTCTCTTTCCCTCTTTGGAGTTATTCGGAACTCCGATTACATCGGCATAGAAATCCTCTGTTGTCGGGACACAGTTAATCGCCGGAGATCCTGTCATTACGAGCAGGATGTCTGACTCATTGAACAGTTTCGGATCTGCCGGATTAAATCCTGTACCCTTCAGAAGTACACCACCATCTACCTGAATATCGTTGATCTGATCAGCAGATACTCTAGATGCTTTCCATGTTGCACACATAATTGTTACCACCTTTCTCAGTTAACTGTCAGGAATTCGATTTCCACAGTTAACAGCATTCTTCTTACGTTTTTTACAGTTTCGGGCATAGGCTGTGCGAAGTTCTGTAACGGCTTCCGCACCTTCATGATGCCTCCCTCAACAAATAATTGGCGATCGATCGCCTTTTCCATCTGATTCACTTCCTGCATGATCTTCGCCCAAGAAGTACCTTTATAGTAGAGATTCGCCGAGGCATTCGGGACTCCTCCAAGCTGACCATTGACCGCCTGATAGGTGAGATACGGCATGACCGCATCATCCGGTACAGCATTCTCCTCGTATGTAGGAAGACCGAAGGAAGACCAGTACACCTTCTGTGCAGACCATTTATCAAGAGTCGCCATATTAGTCCTCCTCGAAGTCTGTCGGCTCGTATGCCTGACAGGACAGGATCTTCATGTCCATCGCTGACATCTTCGGACTCTTCAGAGGCTCGTCAGAAGTGATGATATACCACTTCCCACTTTCCTCGTCCCTGAATACTGTCTTGAATTCGAGAGGAGCATTCCTCTTGACCTTGATTCCGTAAGCCTTCGTCTTGGTCTCGATTCCTGCCACAGTCGCTGTCAGAGATACATCCTCGGTCAGAATACCTTCGAAGGATGCTCCTTCTGTCCATTTCCATTCATATCCGCCATAGTCATCATCCTGCGATACTCTATGCCAGATCCTGAAGGACTTCTTATACTCATCAAGGAGCGAAGAATTGAAGATACTCATGGTCTGATCTTCCTCCATCTCGTAAGCCTTGAGGAGAAGACGTTCTGCCATGTGGCGAC